TGCTGACCGCCGCAGGCGTACCGCCGCCCCAGCGCGCGCATGCTCAACGCAAGCGCGAGGGGTGGGGCTATTCAACCGTGCGGAGCATTCTCACGAATCCCGTCTACGGGGGCAGATGGTATTACGGACGCGAAGAAACGAAGTTGGTTGACACGGAGCGCGGGAGCAAGTCGCGTGTGGTGAGGCGGCGCAAGCTCGACGAGATCCCATTTGTCGAGGTCGAAGGCTTCATCTCATGGGACGACTGGACGGCGTTGCAGGAACACCTGAAGACGCGCAACGCGCAATTCATCCGCACAACGAAGCGCGAGTATCTTCTGCGCGGGATGATCAGGTGTGCCACGTGCGGCCATATCATGACCGGCAAAAGCCACGTCACCGACGCCGGCCACACCCAGCGCTACTACGCCTGCGCACGCGACTGGCACGGCGGCGACAGATGCGCGGCGCGGCCTGTGTCCGCAAACGACGTGGATGCGCAGGTGTGGCAGGTCGTCTCAGGTTGGCTCCTTGACGATGCAAACATCGCCGAAGGGCTTGACGGCGCGGATGACGACGCCGCGCTCATGCCGCTGCAATCGGCGCTGGCCGCGCTTGAGGCGCAGCGCGCGCAACTGGCCGCCGAGACGAGGCGCATCGTCAGAGCCTACGCCAAACGCCTCAACAACGTCACGCTGTCAGCGCTGGAAGACGAACAGGCGCGCATCGAAAGCGAGATGAACCACATCGATTCTCAGATCGAGGACGTGAAGCGCGACATTCACACGCTGCACGATGCGGCGCGCCGGCGCGAGCGGGTAGGATCGCTGAAGGACACGATGGCTGAGAAATTACGCGACCCGTCGAAGGTGACGCCGGCCATACGGCGCGAGTGGTTGCGTGACATCGGCCTCCTCGCCGTGTGGGATGCGCCGCATGACACGCTCGCGATCTCCAGCCTGCTGGGTGAAGCGACGATCATCAGCCGGCGCTATGCCACGCGCGGGAAGGGGCAGGGCAAAGCGTGACGTGCGATAACCCGCAGTTTAACGAAAGCCGTTGACAGCGACCGCACGACAAGCGCGGCAGATGTTGGTGGTGGAACGATAGCTGGCGGGCGCTAACCAGCGCGGTGCTTGATAACAGAGAACGTGTATTGCATTGTTCCGCCTGTTTTGTTTTCAATCCGGCATGTTGTGCCGAGGCCGGATTTGTATACATTGCTTATCCCTGGCGTTCCCGCAGTCGGGCTGAATGCGGCAGACGGGTCGATGATTTCATGGGTTTGGAAATACCCCACCATGAACATCGCCATTGCGCCGGATGAGTCGTTGGTGACGATGATGAGACCGGTGAACGGCGAGCCGCCAAACAGTGACGCCACATCATTGTTTGCGAGTGTGAACACGTTGGGGCGCACGCTCATGTCAACGCCGCCGTAGTATGATGCCTGCTTCTCCACGCGCTTGAGGCGCTCGATCTCACGGCTGAGCTGGTCGATCTGGCGCTGCATCTCAGTTAGATGTTGAGTCATGTCATTCCCTCCATCGCGTCATCTCCATCGCGGCATCTCCATCACACGACGTTCTCCGACGACACCTGCGCCTCGATGCGCTCGCCGCCGCTGTCCGCCGTGACTTTCACGGCGGTGATGCGCGCATTTCTGACCACGTCGCCGTCCACGGCCACGATCACATCGCCATGGCGATAGTCAAGGCCGTAGCGCGCCGGCGGCACATCCAGAATCGTGCCAGTGAGCCGCAGGCGCGGACGGCCGTCGATCACCGCGCGGATGGCCTCGGTTTGCAGCATGTCGCCATACTGCGGGCTTGTGTCGTCGGCGTTGCGCGCATCCATGAACAGCTCGATGCGGTTGAGCGGGCTTTCGCCGATGCGCGGCGCGTCGGTCGATTCCCTCGTGGTGCGGCTTGCGCCTTCGCCGGTGCCGGCGACGCGCACGTAGGTGATCTCGCCTGTCCAGTCGTCGGTGAGGCGGGTGCTTGCAAGCGTGCCGAAGTCCGCGCCGACCATCAGCGCACTGCGTCCCGCGCCGATGCCGCGATACACGCCGCGCACGTCGAAGTAAGTGCGGAACTCAAGCGACTCGCCGCGCTTCACGATGTCGAAGAACGCCGGATACTGGTTGGCGAGTGATTCCTCGCACAACTCCTGAAGAGCCGTGAGCACGTTCGACCATGCGAATGACGCGGTGATCGACGGCAACTGCGACGTGTCGGCCTGCACGCTGAGGTAGCTCGATATGTCTCGCCCTGTGCCGCTCGCAGCCGCGCCGAAGTTCTCGCGCACGACCGCCTTCATGATGTTGTCGATGTTGCCGGTCTTCGTGGACTGCGCCGCGCCGGCTGCGAAGTTGACGATGCGCCGGCTGAGCAGATGTTTCGCGTCGTAGGCCGTGAGCGTGATGAGCGTTTCGCCGTTGACTGTCGCGCGTTCGCGCCGTCGTACAAACCACTGCGCCCCGTCCATGCCGGATCCTTCGAGATAAGCCGCGCCGCCGTCGATGCTTCTCCATACCTCGATGCGCGTGTCGCGCTGAATCCAGTCCAGCGGCACGACCGGCGGCAACACGAGCGTCATCGCGCCGATGTCGTTTTCGGCGAGCACATATTGCAGGCTCGTGTATTTCGGCACGGTGGCCAGCGGCAACCCCGCCGGCGTGAGCAGCCTGATCTCGTATTCCGTCGCCATTTATCTTCCCTGCTTATCTTCCCTGCTTATCGCTTTCTGAACACAATCACCGACTGATACACATGCGCCTCGGCGATGTCGTCGGTCGGCGTCGGCTTCTCGCGTCGGTCGGTTGTGGTCGAGCCGAGGCCGGCGCAGTTGCTCATCAGCGCGGCAAGCCATTCCCACGCGCTTGCAGGGTTGGCGCGTTCCCACCAGTAAGTGTGCAAGTCTTCGATGATGTAGCAGCCGCCGCTCTTCACATGCGGCCACAGGTGTGCCCATGTCACCGCCTGGTCGATCACCTGATGCGAGCCGTCGTCCACGATGCAGTCGAACGCCTCGAACTCGCCGGCGAGCTGCGCGAGAAAGTCTTTCGACGCGGCGTTGCCGGTGCGAAGGTAGACGCGACCGCCGTCTTCCACGCGGCTGCGGCTCATGTCCACGTCCACGCCGACGATGCGCGCGTTCGGATGATCGAAATACGCGCCCCACATTTCGAGCGACGCGCCCTCCCACACGCCGATTTCAAGCAGCGTCGCGGGCGATGTCCGAATTTCGGACAGATGCGCGTCGTAGCGTCGCAGGTAGTCGTGGCCGGTCGAGGCTTTGTCGGTGCCAGTCGCAAGGCCGATGTAGTCGAGAGGTGGATACAGGTCGTCTATTCTCATGTCGGTCTTCATGTCGGTCTTCAGGGCAGTGGGTTGAGCGAGGCGAACATCTCCTTGAACACGATCGAGACAGCGCTTGCGCCGGTGGTGTTGATCATCATCACGGCGACGGGGTTGGGGCCGGGGAGCAGCCTGAAGCGCGTCAGGCCGGATGTGCCGATGAGCGCGCCGGAGATGTCGCCGCGAAAGTTGGATGTGAACGAGATGCGCTCGCCGAGGGTGAGCGTCGCGACCTCGCCGGCATTCAGCGCAAGGTCGAAGAACAGCTCGTCGCCGGTCGCAAAGTTGCGCACGCTCACCAGTGTGCCCGGACCGGTGAACACGAACTTCAGGTTGTTCGTCTGCGTCGTCGGCGTGATCGTCGTCACCGCGGGCACGATCATCGAGTTGTTGATCGTCAGGTAGTTGAAGGTGCCGCCGACGAACTGCGTGATGCCAACGTCCATCACGCCGGTGAGGTAGCTGCCGGATCCGGTGAGGAAGTGCACGGGGCCAGGTATCCACACCGAGCTTGTCCAGCGCGACAGGAACATGATGTTGGGGTTGCTTGCGAGCGTGTAGTAGCCGGCCACGACGACGCCCGGGCCGTCGTCCTCGTAGATCGCGCCCTCGTAGCCGGTGACGGTTTTGGTGAGGCCACTGCCGAGCGGCCACCATCCGCCGCCGTTCCACGTGGCGATGTTCAGCGCATTCACGCCGCCGGCGGTGTCGAAGTCGCCGTAGGCGTAGAGCATGCCATTGCGCGCCACATACAGCGTCGTCACCACGCAGGTGCCAGCGCTCTTCGTCATGCCCGCGCCGAGCGCGCTCCATGCCGAGCCGTTCCACCGCGCGATGCGATTTGCGGATGTGCCGCCGATGGTCGTGAAGGCGCCGCCCGCATACAGGTTGCCGGCTTTGTCGAAAGCGAGCGCGCGCACGCGGCCATTCGGCGCAGTGCCGAGGGCGCTCCACGCCGTGCCGTTGTAGCGCGCGATGTTCGTGATCGCAGTGCCGCCGGCGTTGGTGAACTGGCCGGCGGCGTAGATGTCGCCGTTTGGCGCGACTGCAATCGCATCCAGCCGTGCATCTGAGCCATGGGTGAAGTCGGCCAGCGTTGACCACGACGCGCCGTTCCACTTGCGAATGCGGTAGTTTGTCAAAGACGTGCTGTAACCGTAATACACCGAGCCGTCCGGCCCGACTGCGCCGGTCAGCACGCCGCTCGCGCCGCCTGGCCCTGTGCTGAGCGCAACGAAGGTCGAGCCGTTCCACCGCGCGACGTAGTTTGCGCTCACGCCGCCGATGGTCGTGAAGGCGCCGATGAAGATGGGCAAACCGTCCGTGCCCATCAGGATGCGCGAGATGCCGCCAGGCGCGCCGCCTGACAGCGTGCTCCATGCGCCGGTCACGCGGTTGCGGCTGACGAGATCGTTCGGGCTGGACAACACCTGATTCACCGTCGCCGGCACACTTCTGTCGCCCGCGCCGGATGCGACCGCCGCGAACGGGAAGTAGATGTTGAACGACATCACGGCGCGCTCCACGCCGACCTCGTTGGTCTGGTTGCCCTCAAGCCCGCCGCCATACACGCCATCGATCACGACCTGACGCGACACGTCATCGGCTGCGCAGCCGAGCGGCGTGTAAAGCAGCCGCGCCGGCTGGGGTTGAGGCGTGCGGTTGGGATTCACCGCATCGATGAGCGCGGCGCGGTTGCGCATCAGGTCGATCTGCCCGTCGCACTCGAACTGGCCGGCGATCTGGAGCGTGCGCGCCTGCGGGATGGAGCGCTGATAGTAAGCGCCGCCGATGTTGGCGTAGGGCGTGGCGACGGTCGAGAGCGCGGCTGCGCCGGCGCCGATGACCGCTGCGACTTTGAACTTGTAATCTGACAGTGACATGGGACGGCCTCCTTTGCGCGTGGTGACAGGGCGAAATGACGACGATGCGTGCGCCGCGCCGATCCACACGCACCCCTCCTGATCGCCGTCGATATAGGTCGTGGGGTAGGGTTTGGCTTCGATCTGCACCCCATCCAGATACAGGTCATACTGGCCGGTGCTCACGCCCTGCGTCGTGAAGACGCACGTCACAAACGCCGTTGACGCCGGCGCGAGCGCGGCGATGTCAGCGCGCTTCCACTGCGCCACGTTGCCCGGCGCGAGCGCGAGCGATACGATCGAAATTTGCGACGAGCCGGCGTCGTAGAACGCGAGATAGGCATGGCCTGTTTGCGCGCCGGATGCGCGCTTCCGGTAGTAGAACGACAGGGTGTAGACCTGACCGGCCGTCGCGGGCATGAGCGACGCAATGACATACTCATTGCCAGAGTTTGAAGGCGACGCATCGCTCATGCGCCCGCTGGCCGCGCCGAAGAACGAGATGCTCGTGTCGCGCGTGATCGTGACGCCGGTGCCGGCGGCGCTCCAGCCGGTCGTGTTCGTCTCGAACGACGGGTTGGCGATGAGGTTGGTCGATTCCTCCGGCACGACGATCTGGAAGTTCGCGCCTTCAAGCAGGTGCGCCGGCTGGTCGAGAATCGCGCTGCGCGAGATGGGTTGCGTCGTCATGTGTTAAAGCCTTATCCAAACGCTTCTATCCAAACGCCTTCATCACGGCGAATGAGTCCATCACGACGCTCGCGCTCGCGGTCGTCGTGACGCTCAGGTTATAGGTGTTGCCGTAGGACGTGAAGTTGCCGCCGCCGGCGCTCGACCCCCTGAAGCCTTGCGCGCTGTTGGCACTGATACCGAAGAAGGCATACAACGGCCCTCGAAGGAACTCGGGGAACAGGTTGATCGCGGCGCGGATGGCGCCGGTGATGACGCTGCTGATCTGGTTGAGCAGCGCTTGCGCCTGCGACTTGATGCCGTCGATGATGTTCGTGATGATCGACTCGCCCAGTTTCAGCCAGCCTTCGAGCGTCTTCACCACGGCGTCATACGCGCCTTGAATCGCGCCGGTGATGCCAGACTTGATCTCCTCGAACTTCTGGCGCAGGGCTTGCGCGAGGTTGTTGACGATCGCTTCGATGGCGTCGCGTATCTTGTTCCAGATCGTGATGAAGGTGTTCTTGATCGTCTCCATCGCGCCCTCGGTATCGCCCTGCATCAATTGCATCGCCGCTTTCAGCACGCCGGTGATGATCGACAGCACTGTGCGGATGACGCCGCTGATGATGTTCCAGACGGTCGTGAACACGGCCTGTATCTCGTCGGAGTGGTCTTGAATCCATTTCGCGATCTTTTGCAGCGTCGGCGCAAGCACCTTCTCGTAATACATCGCCGCCGTCTGGATCGCGAGCTGCACCACCTCCCACGCCTGCTGGAAGATCGCCATGATCTCGTCGCCGTGCGCGGCGATGAACTTCTGGATCTCACCGAACACCGCGAAGATGACCGCCTGAAGCGCATTGATGTAGACCTGCGTCGATTGCACCATGGTGCTGATCGCACCCACGAACATATCCACCGCATCGAGCGCGCCGTCGATGGCCTCGTCGGTCATGCCGAACGCTTCCATCAGGCCGATGAGCGGCTGATAGAACATGTCCACATCGCCGCCGCCGCCGGTCATCATCTCGAAGAAGCCGCTGACAGTCTGCACAAGCAAATCAGCACCACCGCCGGCTGCAAAGAACGCATCGGTCACTTGCATGAGGGTGTTCACCGCCGGCGCAAGCACATTGGTGAACAGCTCAGTCAGCACTGGCAGTAGCTTCATGCCAATTGCAAGCTGAAGTGTCTCAACGGCGTTTGCGAGCGCCGCTTGAGCACCTTTGAAGCCTTCGGTTTGTGCGTTCGCGAGCTCCTGCGCCTTGCCCGATTCATTGACCGCCTTTGTGCGCGCCTCGAAAGCCGCCTGCCCTTCATTTAGCAGCGGGATCATCGCCTTCATGCCGTCGCTCAGGAAGATCGTGCCCAGCGCCGCGTTCTTTTGCTCCTGCGTCATGCCGAACATCTTCTCGTTGAAGATGCCGATGATCTGGTTGAACGGCTTCATGTTGCCCTGGCTGTCGTAGACGTTGACGCCCAGCGACTCCATCAGCTTGGCCGCCTGATCTGTCGGCTTCTGCAGGGCCATCATGGTGTTCTTCAAGGCTGTGCCGGCGTCGGAGCCGGTCATGCCGTTTTTGATCAACACCTGAAGGCTGGCCGCGAGTGCGTCGGCATCCTGGCCAGCAGCGAAGAATAGGCCGCCGGCTTGCTGAAAGCCGAGTGCATAGTCGCTGATCTCACCGGCGCCGGCGCCGGCGGCTGCGGCGAGCATGTCAACTATCTTTGCCGCCTCTTCGCCTTCCATGTTGAAAGCATTGAGGATGCCGGCTGTGATTTGCGCCGCGTTGCCCGCGTCGGTTTCGGCGGCTGTGGCAAGCAAGAGCGTGCCCTTCGCAGCGGCCATTGCATCCTTCAGACTCAGGCCGCTTTTGACGAGCTCGAGGATGGCGTCGCTTGCATCGGTTGCACTGGACGCCGGCAAGCTCATGTCGTTGCCGAGCTGGAAGGCCATTTCGCTGACCGCCTGCATCTCGTCATCCGTCGCGCCGGCGGTCGCCTTCAGCACGCTCAGGCTCTGCTCGAAGTCGCCGGCGGCGCTGATGGAGTCGGTCACGAAGCCGACGACGGCGCGGCCTGCTTCGGCGGCCATGTCGATTGCGGCAGATGTGATGCCAGCGAATGCGCCGGCCATCGCCGCCTGAAAGTTGCCGACGCGCGCGGTCTGGGGGCCGGCCAGCTCGCCGGTGAAACGATCCACCGCGCCCTGCGCGTTTTGCATCGCGCTTTTGAAGCCGGCTTCATTCTCGGCAACAAGCCTCAGTCCTGCTTCTTCCATGCTTATCTCTTCGCTTATCTCTTCTTCGTCTTGCGCTTCATCTCGCGCTCGCTCTCGTAATCAAGCACGGCGCTGATCTGGTGAAACGCTCGATAGGCCGCCACGATGTCCGACTGCTGATCGCCGTCGAGCTGGTCAAACTCGCCATAGAAACGGTAGCCCGCCCACTGCGCAGCGAGTCGCCACTCAAGCTGCGCCGAATACCTCACACCGCTTCTGCGAGTGGGTTTTCGGAAGATGTCGTCGCCTCGAAAGGTGACGGCGAACTGGTCGAGCCACTCGCGGATTTTGGGTCAGTCGGCACGCTCCTGTTGGACACTTCGTTGATGAGCCTCGTGAGGTCGTTGTGTGATGCGCACGCGATGTATTTCACCCAGACGGCTTCGTCCGGCTCGTTCAACTCAACGTCGTTGATGGCTTTGAGGTCTTCACGCAACTCGCGCACCTCTTCGCGCTGTTCGTCCGTCAAGCGCACAAACACGCCGCGCCGGATGACGAGCTTCGTGATCACCTCCTGCACCTTGTCGTTGCGCACGCGCAACGCCGCGAGGTAGTCTGGATGCGTCAGGTTGCGCTCGTTGCGCGTCGTGCCGTCAGGATTCTCGACCGCCTGCACCGGCGGCTCGGGTCGCGGGATGGATCGCTCCACCTCGCGCACGAGCATCACCGGCACAGGGCGGATGAAGCACGATTCACCACTCGACTCAAACGTGAACGGCGTCAGGTTGTTCGTTTTGGGCATGATCTCCTCCGTGATAGAGACAGGCTTTAAAACACGTTGCCGGCGCCAACCATCAGCGCGCCGTCGGTCGATGCGCCGAGGCCGGCGATGGCTGCGAAGTTGGCGCGGATGCCGGCGTCGTTGGGCGTCGGCGACGCGATGCGGTTGTAGCGCTGTGTCGCGGTCGTCGGAATGCCAAGGATGCGCGGGTTGGTCACGTCGCTCGTCACCCACGACACGCCGCCGTCGATGGTCGCTGCGATGCGACCGAGCGAGGATGCGGTGTAGGCGATGAAGGCGCATTCGGCGGTGGCGAAGCGGATGTCCTGAATGGCCGCCGGCGTCACGCCGAGCGCCGCTGTCACCCACGACTCGCCACCGTCGAGCGTGTAATACACGACGCCGGATGCGTTGCCCGTCCAGTAGCGGTTGCGGTCAAGCACGTGAATGGCGTTCAGCGTCGCGGCGCCTGCGTCGGTCGTGGTCACCGCAAACGAGCCGCCGCGATTGATCGACTTGACCACCTTGCCCGACGCGCCGACAGCGACGATGCAGTCCGCATTGCCGTGGATGCGCGTGAGGTCGCTGGAGATCACGATGCCCAGCGAGGTCGCGCCACTCGGCACGTCGGTGATGCGCAGAATCTCGCCGCCGTCGGTGCACAGATACGCCTCTTTCGGCCCTGCCACCCACATGTCGCGCGGCTCCTGGTTGTTCGTGAAGCCAGTCGTGACCTTTGTCCACGTGGCAGACGGCGCGCCGGTGACGGGGTTGATGGGTGAGTAGTAGTAGCCGCCCTGCGTCGCGGAGTTTGCGGTTGGCGACACAACGACCAGAAAGCCGCCCATCAGGCGGATGGCGCACGGCGTTTCAGCGTTGGCCGCCGGCGTGATGATGGACGTTGCCCAGGTCGAGCCGCCGTCGAGCGAGTAGTGCACGATGGGCTTTGCAGCCGCGCCGCCCTTCTCGACGGCATAGACCCATTGCGCGCCGTCGTTGACGGGGCCGCACTCGCCGCACTGCGTGCGGTTGCCGTAGGTGATGTCCATCACCTCCAGCGTTGCGCCTGTCGCGTTGCGCTCCGTGAAGCCGACACTTCCGGCGGGGTAGATCGCGTCGCACACCAGGCTGAGCGTCGTCTCAATCGGGTCATCGCCGTCAAAGCTCGACTCGTCCGACGTGTTGCGATCCGTCACGCGCCCGCCAGAGAAAATCTTGACGTAGCTCTCCCAACCGAGTCGCAGGTCACTCAAGTCGCGGCACTGCCCGCGCGCGAGATACACGTTGATGAGGCAGTTCGACGCGAGCAGGTGGCGCGGGATTTGCCCGATCTTCTCGCGGATGGTCAGATCGACCGAGGGCAGATCGGGCGCGCTCGTTTGCCGCCCTGCCAGCACGAACGCGTCAGTGTTGAACGGGTCGCGCACCCAGAGCGGATCGACGCCGCCGCGCACGGGCGTGTCGCTGCTGCCGACCATCACGTAGTTCGTGTCGCCGCCGTAGTAGAACACGCGGTTGTTGGGGCGCGGGCCGCCGAACTGCATGTGCGGACGGCCATGCTTTTGTGTGTTGATCTCCATTTGCATCGTCATTGCAAGTAACCTCCTGACTAACCTGACTGACATTGGCTCGCCCGCAAGGGCAAACTGATAACCGAGAAAACAAAAAGGGCGCGAGACTCTTGAAAGCCCCGCGCCCAGATATCGAGCGACAGTGTTTGTGCGATTTGTTCGCCGGCGATATTCGCCGCCTGTATTGTATGCCTTTTTGCCCGCCTCACACCACCGACCGTCACACCACAACGGCGCGATGAACGGCGATGCGCTGAATCTCCTTCCACGCGTGAATCTGTCCGCGCCGCGTGCCGAACGGGCAGTTTAGGTCTTCAAAGCTCACCTGATACCCTTCGACGCCCTCAGCGCCAGATTGCAGCGCAAGGTCAAATTGCCAGCGCGACATCTCGCGGTTGGCGTCCTTGCACGCGCATATCTTCGTGGCAAGCTCAGCCGCCGCCAGCCGCGCCACGACGACCTGCATCCACGCGCTCATCACAGGGCCACCCTCGGTGTAGCCGGCGGTGTAGTTCACCTGTGCGCGCTCCGGCGCATACGAGACCGGCCACGCCGTCGCGCCCCAGTCGCCGGTGTCACTGTCGAGCACCGCCGCCTCGCCGGCCACGATGCCGGCGTCCGAGTTTCGGACAATGTAGCGCGCCGTGGCGAGTTGATAGCTTGAAGGGTCGGACGTGTCGCAGCCTGCGCCGGGGCTTGCCTCCCACACAAACGCGCCCTGCTGCGTCGTGTCCACGGCGCGGCGGCAAACGGTGAGCGATGTGGCGTAGACACTGCCCGTCGCCTCCAGCCCCGTACGCCTTACGCCGGCATACTGCACCGGCTTGACGATGCACCATGCGCGCCCCTTGATTGTCGCCACGCCGCCGGCAATAGACACGCTCACCGGCGTGATGCGCCAGCGATCAGAGATGCCGCTGCCGTCGTAGCGATCCGCCGCGGCGAAATACACCGCGAGCTGGTCAGGGTCGGTGACGGTGGTGGCGATCGACAGCGTGAACGTGTCGCTCAAGCCGTCGCCGTCTGCGTCCGAGAGCGTCACCGCGGCGTCGCCGATGCTTAACACGGTCATCGTGCCGAGCGTCTGCACCTTGCGCTTTTTAAGGTTGAGCGAGAGCCAGCGCCCTTGCGCGTCCGCGCTCGACAGATACGTGTTGCGCGCATCGTAGAACTGCGGGAACTGCACCTCGTCATATTCGGCGCGGGGGGCCGGCGCAAAGCCGAGGTAGTCGGTGAGCTTGTCCTCGGCGTGCTGAATGGCGCGCAGAATGTCGGCGCGCCCAGCGGCGTCGGCATATTGCCATGACGACTCAAACACAAGCGTATTGCACGCGCTTGTCACCGGCGCGAGCGTCGCGTCTTGCAATTGCCAGAAGTGGAACGGATGGATGCCCATGATGCGCCGGAACTCATCCAGCGGGAGCAGTGGGGCAGAGCGGTCAATGGTCATATGTGCCTCCGTGAACCAATGCGAGCGCCGCCGCGCCCGCCGATGTGCGTGCCTGGCCGGCGGCCAATGCCACCGACCGGCGGCGTGGGATGCGTCGGCGCGGGCGGCGTAATTACCTCAATGTGCGACGACTCGGCGAGCGTGAAGGCGTCGGATGCGCTCACGTCAACGACCGCGCCGATGATCTCGATATGCGACGACTCCGAAAGCGCGAACGCATCCACGCCGGCAAGTTGCGCGAACAGTTCAGCCGCCTCGGCCAGTGCGCCGCTGTCCGTTGCCGGCAACGTCGCCTCAACCGCCGCGGCCTCTGCGAGTGTCGCGCCGTCTATCGTGCTGAGCGCCGCGCTTATTTGCGCGCTCTCGTCGAGCGTTGATGTGTCCGATGAGGTCGGGTTGGAGCCGGTGTTGACTGCGCTCGCTTCGGCAAGCGTGGCGCTGTCTGACGCGCTGACCTCCGCAACAATGGCTGCAACCTCATCCAGCGCGCCGGCGTCGGATGGGCCGGCCAGCGTGAGCGCAACCGACTCGCTGAAGGCGCCGGCATCCACAGCCCCTGCGTCTGCCGAGAGCGCTGCCGCTTCGCTCAACGACCCGTCGTCAGCCGTCGATGCGCTTGCCATGATGGTGCCAGCGTCGGACAGCGAGCCGGCGTCTGTGGCCGCCACACTCGCATTGATCGCACCGGCATCATCGAGCGCAGCCGCATCCGTCGCTGCAGGAGAAGCCTGAAGTGTGGCTGCTTCACTCAGCGCCGCACTGTCGGACGAGCTGGATGATGCGGCCAGGCTACCCGCTTCGGCGAGAGTTGCGCTGTCGGATGCGCTTTTGTCCGTCGCCCCGCTCCCCGGTGCTATGGCGATCATGATCGTCGCCCAGTGGCGCGTTGACCCCTGCGACGAGGTATAGCCGTTACCTATCCATCCCGCCGTTGCGACCACGAGTGAAGAGATGCGCCAGCCGCGTGATGAGCCATTGCCCGAACTTTCTGACGTAAACCCGCTGGGTGTCGTTGGAACGTTGGATGTGCTGTCAACGCCAACATAGGCAAGCGCGAGCGCGTCATCTACTGACGTTGTGACGCCGTAATAGCCCATCGACTCGGACAGCCCTGTGTTTTGGGTGGGAGTCGCCGCTTCCCATGTGCTGTCCTGCGATGTGATGCGAAGGGTCTGGACAGAGCCGACGACACTGGCGCTTAGTGTGTAGGTGTAGCTGCTCGATTCACTCCCGTCTGCGATCCTGTAGAAAATGGCACACAAAAAGGATCCGGTGCCGTTATTGGCACGGGTATACAACGTCCAACCCGCCGGCGGCGTGATGGTCAGGTCGCTGCCACTGTCCAGCATGAGGGACGTAAGCAACAGATGCCCCGCCGCTATCCCGCTTGGCATGGTAGCCGACGGGGAGGAGGTGGCGGATGAGTAGGAGTTGCTTGCGGTTGCCGAAACGACAGCAGTCATGTAAATAGGGTGGCCGGCTTGCGCGAGCCGGCCAGATATTTGCTAGGCCAGCGTGAGCGTGACCGTGAACGCCCATGACGCGGCGCTTGTCTTCGTGCCCAGATCCTCCACCTTGCGGTTGAGCATCCGGCCTCCCGAAGCCGCGTTGAACACGCCCCACTCCTCCCAGTCCCAGTTGGCATCGCTCGTGCCAAACGTCGATTTGAACTGGATCGACGCCGCGCCGACGATCACGCCGTCGGTGTGCGTCGGGAACGTGGCGTCCATCGCCTTGCGCAGCTTGTTCGAGCTGGCCTGCAGGTCGGTCTGTGTGGCCGCCGCCGCCGTCGTCGAGTCACCCACGCCGATGTGCGCGTTACCATTGTTGAAATACGTCAACGTCTGACTGGCGGTGCCGGTGCCGTTGCCGATGAGGCATTCCCACAGGCACGACGCGCCGCCATACATCAACAAATTCCCTTCGCGCTCGATCACTTCGTAGGGTTGCACGCCGGCAGCCAGGATGTCGGCTTCCTGCGCCGTCGCTGGATCCAGCCCGGCGGCAAAAATGTCGACGGCGTGGAACTTGTTGAGCAGCCAGCGCGCCTTCCATTTCACCGCATCGTGCACGTCCATGTGCGCGCCCACCTGCGCGCCTTCGGTCAAATTGCCCTTGTCTGTTCGCATTTGTGTTGCTCCTGTCTGATGAACGCCGGCGCGCCACACGACGCGCCGGCAATGTTTCTTGAGAATCTAGTTGGGCGCAACCACACCTGCACTGGGGTAATCGCGCTGGAAGGCGTTGCGCCCGCTCGTGCTGCCGAACGAGATTTCGGGCAGGGTTGGCGAGACGTTTTGCTCAAGGCAGATCGTGGCGTAGCTCACGCCGTCGATCACGGTGCTGCCCTTGCAGGCGGGGTCGTTGGGGCCGCTCACCGGCGCGCCGGCCTGCGTCGCCCAGTAGATGCCCGTGCGCTGGTTGTCGGCGCGAGTGGTTTTGTAATAGCTGATCTCCAGCCGGCGCGTCGTGCCCTTTGAGCCTGACAAATCCCACTTGCTCACGTCGTAGTCGTTCACAGTTTCGCCCGGCTTGAGATAGGCCACCACACCGCAGAAGGTGATGCCGAACTCGATGTTCGGCTCGCGGCCAGGTGCGCCGACATACCACTGCTCGCACCCGCCGCCGCCAGCCGCAGCTGATGCGCGTGACGGTGCGAAGATGATCGGGAAGTTGTTTCGGTTGGGAGTGCCATCGAAGCCGGGGATGCGCTCGAATGCAAAGCCTGGGGCGCGATACCATCCCTGAATGGCGGAAATGTTGCCGTTGTCCGATTCGCGGAACCAACAGCGCCACGAGTGCGCCTTCGTGGCGCGCTCGAAAGGCACGCTCCCGCCGTGAATCACACAGTAGATGTCCACGTTGACGTTGCGAGGCCTGACCACCGGCGCCGTGAAGCTATAGCCCTTCATGACCATGAACTTCTGGTTGGCCTCGGCATAGCTCGTGAGGTTCGGCCCGTGCATGCTGAACGTACGCCCGCGGCTGGACTCGTAATTCTTCACCCACGTCGGCGGTGCATCGCCGCGCTCTGAGCCGTTCTGGCATCCATTTAGCTCGGTCGCCGTCCACCACTGATCGATGGGCACGCCGCACTTGTTCAGCGCAGTGTGGCTGTGATCAGGTGTTGCGGTTGGCTGTGGCGTGGCTGACGGCGCGGGGGTTGCGCTGAGTTGGACTGTTGCGACCGGCGTCTGCGTCGGCTCCGGTGTGGCCGGCGCGGGGGTTGCCGGGACAGGGGTTGTCGTCGCCACCGGCTCTTGTGCCGTCGCGCCGTAGTTGGCCTGTATGACCGTGCTGAGCAGGGTCACGTCGCGGATGTCGAGCACGCCGTCGCCGTTGATGTCGAAGCGCGGGTCGTAGCCATTCGGCACTTGCGCCCTTGCCGGCATAAGCGACAGCGCCAGAACGAGCGCAATGAAGATTCCCGCGAGTTGTCTTGTGGGTTGTTTTGTGGGTTGTTTGTTCATGTTTCTCCTTATCAATCCCCATCCAGTCCCTATCCGGCTCGCTTCATCAGCACGACACTGACCGCGCTCATGGCAAGCCCGCTTGCAATGCCCTCCGGCGTCACGCCGCGCCAGGCGACGCCGGCGAATAGTCCGATCCAGAACGACACACATGCCACGCACGCAAGGCCGCGATGCACCCACGTCTCCTGTCGGTGCACGCCGAGCCGCGCACGGATCCCGCTCAGCACATCGAACGGGCCGTCTTCCATCGTCACCATGCGGCTAATGCGCCACACGGCGAGCGAGAAGATCACGAAGGCCAGCGCATCGTTCATGGATCTGGATAGATCGCCGCCGGCTGGGGCGTGTGCGGCTCCATCGCCGGCTTCACGCGCCACGCGCCCGTGGCCTCCATGCGTGCCACGTCGCCGGCGTCCACGCGCGCCGGCTCGCACGTCTTGCAGCCGGAGTAGCGCCCGAAATAGGTGACCGGCGCTTCGTAGCGCCCGACGTATTCCATCAGCACCGCGCCGTCACTGTCGATCTCAAACGGCAACAGCGCCTTCGCGCTTGCCAGTTCTTTCGCGGCTTGCTCGCTGGCGGTCAGGTTGCCGCCGCAACATGCACTCATTGCAGTCCTCCCTTCGATGTAGTCGCCATGATGGGCGCGCAGATATGCGACGACCTCATCCCGCTTTTGCGCAGCGTGTTCGCGGCGCTGTCCTGTGTCGAGCCGGTAGGCGAGCAGCGCCTCCGGCACACACGCGCCGCACAACCCAGCGATGGTGCAGCGCACGAAGAATTCCCAATCCTCGAAGCCGCTCATCGTCTGGTCGAAGCCGCCGATCTTCATCGCATCCTCGGTCGCCATGAGCACGCTCACGCCATGCAGGCCGCGCGACTCGTAGCTTGCCCACGCATCCTGCGTCCACTCGCCGGCGATGAGCTTCTCCGGCGCTTGTCCCTTGCGGATGAACTGCCAGCCCGAATACACGTAGCCGGCGTCGCCGTGCGCATAGCGCTTGATCATCTGTTCTAGCGTCCGAGGCAGGATGTAGTCGTCGGCGTCCAGAAAGAAACACAGCGGCGCGCGCGCAAGCGCAAGGCCGGTGTTGCGCGCGGCACCCGCACCCGCTCTGGGGCCAGTGTCCGAAACTCGGACGAACGGGTGGGGCGCAAGCGGCAACTTCTCGCCCGAGTCGTTGACGACGATCACCTCGAAGTTCCAGAACGTCTGCGCAAGCAGGCTGTGCAGCGCAGTCGGCAGATGCGCGCCGTGCCCAGGCCCGACGGGGATGATCACGCTCACGAGCGGGCGCGTGTAGTCGCGCATGTCCGTGCGCTCAGCCGGCGAGACGGGCGCGGCCAGTGGCGTGTGGCCGCGATACAGGCTCGACCACGCATTGAGCGGCAAGACAGGCCGGCTGGACATGCTGTTGCCATGCCGGCGATAGACGAACAGGGGCGATTCGGTTGACTTGACCGCGCGCCAGCCGGTCGAAAGCGCGCGCGTCCAGAACTCCGCATCCTCTGCGCACGTGCGCCCTGCGTCATAGCCGCCGGCTCTGGCCCACATCTCGCGCCTGAACATCGATGCCGTCGGGATGCAGTTGTGTGGCGTGCCATCCGGCTCCTTGCCCATCGACCATGCCCACTCAAACGGCACTGGCCAGTTCGGCACAATCCACCGCTCGCCTGTGTCCTCGTTGTGAATCTGCACGCCGGTGTATGCGACGCCGGCGTCCGGATGCGCCTTCAGGCAGTCAAACAACACCTCGGCGTATTCGGGCTCTAGCATGTCGTCGCTGTCGAGCGTGATGATGAACTCGCCCGTCGCCGCGGCGATGCCGGCGTTGCGCGGGCCGCCGACGTTGCCGCTGTTCGCCGGCATCTCGATGATGCGCAGGCGCGTCACGTCGCCGAAGTGAGCGCGCACGGTGTCAACAGAGCCATCGGTCGAGCCGTCGTCCGCGACGATGATCTCGCTGACGTGCATCGTCTGCGTGAGCAGCGAGTTGATCGCGTCGCAGATGAACCGGCCGTAGTTGTAATTCGGCACGACGGCGCTGATGCGCCCGTTGCGCATCTTTGCGGCGCGCTTTGCGTATGCGTTCGCGCCGGCGAGGTCGCTGAACACGGGCAGCCGGCAATCGCGCTGCACGGCAGCGACCACGCGCGCATCGTCACTCACGACGGCCAGCGCGCCGCGCAGTTGCGTCACCATCGCCGGCAGATCATCCCACGCGGGAATGATCACGACGCCTGGCGCAAGCGAGAGTGTTTTAGCGGCTTTGGCCATCGCGCCTCCCTGCGGCCAGAAGCGCGCCGATGGCAACCATGCCCACGACGCCGATGCTGCACCCACACGCGCCGGTGATGAGGTAGCTCATCACAATCCAGAATGATTCCACGACTTCCCTCCGTTGTTGTGTTGCCAGTGGTCGAAGCCGTAAGCGCACAGCGGCACAAACACGTGCACGCCACTGGCCGCGCCTGCCTGCTTGCAGTGCTGCGCATATGTCCATTCGGTCTCACCCGTCTTCAAGCCTTCGGGCAGGTAGCCCATCGCCTCCCACCATCGCAGGTGCGTGAGGTTCGGGCGAAACGACATGATGAAATGCTCAGGGCTATCCCAGTGCACACGCCAGTAGTGATCTCGGTCAAGCGTCGCCGTGAACTTGTAAGGGTCGAAATGCTCATCGTGCACGGCTTCCATGAGCAAGTGAATGCGACCGGCGCTTGCGTCATTCATCAGCTTTGCCACATGGCGATTCAGGCCGATGGGCGCGACGAGATGGTGATCGTCGTCCATCGTGATGAAGCACTCGCAGCCGGCGCGCTGAGCCGCCTTGAGCAGCCGGTTCGTGTTTGCGCCGATGCCGCTTCTCTGTCCGCCGGCGCGACGCGCAAGCACCGTGCAGGGCAGATGCGCGAGGCGCTCCGGCGTGTCATCGTCGCCGTCGCAGCCGACGATGATGTGGACGTGACCTGAATACCGCAGATTTGACGCGATGAGTTCAACCGTGCGCGAGACGATCTCGGCACGGTTGAACGTCGGTATCAGCACTGCGACATCAGGCCACATCACCACGGAGGAAAGCCCCGACAATAAGCCGATGGTCTACGCTTTAGGCGTAGATGTTCGGGCGATAGAACGACGGCGCGGTCAGGCCGGTGTTGCCGCCGTTGTAGAAGCGGTTCGTGTCGGTCGGCCAGCCGGAGCGGTTGACCATCAGCGGTGTGTATTTCACGTTGGCGAAGCGCACCGCAAGGAACGACGCGTCCAGGATCAGGCGCGGCATTTCGACCGCCTCCATCGACACACACGGCCCGTTCTTGCGCTTCGTCCAGAAGAAGCGTCCGTTGTCGGTCACCATGAACTCATCGCCCGCGCTGAATGCCTGTCGCATCTCAGCCGAATACGGGTTGTTGAAGTCGTAGTGCTCGATGTAGAGCGTCGGCTCGCTTCCGATGACGCTGAGCGGAAGCAGGAACACCGTCGCGGAGAATTCGCCGCCGTCGCCCTCGGTCTCGGTGATCGCGTCGTCGATGATGACCTCGACCTGCTGGCCGTCGATGAGCAGGTATTCGCCGTTGCGCATCTCGTCGGTCAGCCGGCGCATCGTCTGCGCATCCAGGTTTACCGTGCCGCCGTTGGCGTTCACGACGCAGCGGTTCGTGTTGTAGGCGCATGGCCACACGTCCGCGAGTTCGGTGAACAGCATGCGCGGCATGACGAAGGCCAGCCGCGCCGGCGCAAGGCCGGTGTCCTCGGCGATCTTCTGCTGCCGGCGATACGCGTAGGTGAACGTGTGCACCATGGCGTCGCCGTTGCCGGCCACGTTCAGGTTGACATTGATTACCACACTATCAGCCGCGGGCACGAGCGCGCCGGTGATCGCATCCTGATAGCCCTTGTTGACGAGGATGTTCAAGCCGATCTCCTCGCCGTAAACGAGCGCGCCGCCGGAGGTCGTGTTGTTGGCGGGGTTGCCGTTGTAAAGCATCCGGCCGTATTTGCGCAGATAGCCGATCTTGTAGGTGAGCATCTGCTTTGCCAGTTCGGAGCGCATCGCGGCTGCGACCGTCGCCGTGCCCGGCACGGTCGGCGCGACTTTGCCCTCAGCCTCCGCGCTCAGCGGGTTGCCGACGAGCTGGAAGTCACGGAACTCGCCGCGATTCACGATGCCGCCGATGCGCGGGTCGGTCAGGTTGATCGTGTCCGTGCTGAAGCCGCGCCGCGCAAACGGATACGTGAACTGCGCCATCTTCAGATTGCCGCCGCGCGGCCACGTGTCGCACACCGCTTCGGGGTTGGAGCCTGTGCCCTCGGTGACGCCGGTGAAGACGCCCTTGAGCGGGTTGAGGTCAACCGTGCCGCGCACAGGGATGCGCGACTGCAAGCCGAGCTTCGGCAACACCATCGCGTTGATGATGCGCTGATTCATCGGGCTTGAAAGCACGCCGCCGGGGCCATGCGCGAATGTGGTGTTCGGCGTGCCGGCGTCGCCGGCCTTGAACGCAGTCGTCAAAGCCTGCGCCACGGCCAGCACTTCGGGAGAAACTTGCTGTGTCATTGTCTACATACCTCCAGAATCTTTCGATCTTTCAATCGATCTTTCAATTCGGCGCAGGCTGTGCGCCGGTGCTACCTGTTACTTGCTGTCTGTTACTTGCCCGCCGGCGCAATCACCCACGCGGCGAGCTTCGCCAGTTCGTCCTCGGCCACGGGCGGCGCGGGCGGCGCTTCTTTCAGCGTCTCCTGGGACTGCGAGGCGCGAAAGCCCTTCGCGGCTGGCGCGTCGCCTTCGAGTTCCTTCACGCGCTGATCGAGCGCGATGATGGCTTTGCCGCTTGTCTCTTTCGACGTGCTGAGTTCTTTCTGCACCGACTCAGCCGCCGCCTTCGCCTCGCGCATCTGGCCCATCAGCGGGGCGATGGCCTCCGCGATGGCGCCGGCGATGAGCTTCGCGAACTCGTCCGGCGTCATGTCGCCGACGAAGGTCGCATCGTCGGTCTCCTCGACCTCGACCTCTTCAACCATCTCACCCTCGGCCTTAACCTCTTCGGCCTTCGTCTCGGTCTCGCCTTCGGCCTTGAACGCGATGCCCGCGCCCTCGAGTTCTTTCGACTGCGCAATGACCTCGGCGGCCATCGCTTCGGCCTTCGTCATGTCGCCGCCGAAGAAGCGGTCGGCCAGGCCTTGCAACTTCTCTTTCATGCTTGCCATATCTATCTCCTGTTGAATCTCAATTCCTGTGAACGGATTTGCGGCCCGGCCTCGCGGGAGCACGCTCCGCTCGAACGTCCTGATGTTGTGGAACACGCCTCCCTCAGGCTCGCCTATTGGATGCGCGAAGCCGATGGAGAGCGCGTAGTCGTCCGGGTTGCGCATGATCGCCTCGGCGTATTCCTTCTGGATCGTGCCGCCCTCGATGCGCATCTTGTCGAACACGGCTGCAAAGTCGGTCGTGCCGATGTCAATGCCCCGCCCGGCCTTCGCGCTCGTCCAGTCCAGCGGGCGCGGGTAATCGACTTTGCCGACGTGCCACCATCGAAGCGGCCCGTATTCACCCGTCGTGTTCATGCGATCGGCGTCGGCTTCAAGCGCCTTGGTTGAGACGATCTCGCCGTCGCCGTCGCGGTAGGCGTTGGTTGTGCGGGCGAGCCAGCGGTAGGATCCGTCGGACTGCTTGAGCACCTCGAATCGCGATGAAGGTGCACTGCGGCGCTCCTTGAACGGGGTGACGTTCTCGCGCTCGCCTTCTTCGCCTTCGTCGCCTTCTTCGCCGGCCAGCTTGCGCCGCGCCGCTTCGATGCGCTTCGACAGTTCGCTGTCGCCGCCGGCCTTGTCGAGCCGCGTCTGCAGCTCCTCAAGCCGGTTGACGGCCTGCGTGCGCTGAAAGGGCGTCATGTCCTCGCCGCGCTGCTCCGCGAGCGTCTCGATCTCTTCGAGCCGGTTGCCGACTTTTTGCCGCTCTTCGGCGTTGCGTTTGGCCTCAGCGTTGGCGCGGGTGTTCTCGCGCGACTGCCGCGCGCCGGCGCGCTGGGATGCGCGCTCAGCCCGTGCAGCGGCGGCTTGCTCACGTTTGGCGGCGCGCTCTTCGCGCTTCGACTGTTGGTCTCTGGCGCGGCTCACCGCATCGGCGGCGGCGCGCTCGTCGCCTTTCGACAGGGCGCGTGTGGCAGATCGTCCCGCGCCGGTAAAGCGCAGCGTTCCGTCGCTGCCACGCTCGACGATGCCGGCCTTCTCCATGCGCGCGGCTGTGGCGTCGTCCATCTGGCCGCCCTTCGCGAACTGGGCGAGGGCTTTGGCATCGCCGGCTTGCAGGCCGACCTTCTGCGCAGTCGCGTCGCTTTGGGCTTCTGTCACCTTCGCGCCGCCGCGCCCGCTCTTGGGCGCTTTGGGCTTCTTGGTCAACGCATTGATGACATCGCGACCACTGGCCGCACTGCCGTCAGCGCGGGTGAACTTGCCGTCGCCGCCGCGCGCGAGGTTGCCGGAGATGACCTCGCCGGCGCGCGCGTCATACTTCGGCGCTTTGAGCGACAAGGCTTTGAGCGTCGCAAGCCTTGCTTGCCGGCGCTGGAGGTTGACATGCAGATACGGCATCGAAATGGGAAAACAAAAACGCGGCTGATTGCTCAGCCGCGTTCAAATCACGAACGACAGTTCTTGTTCTTTGCAGAATTCTAACCCACTTTTTAAGCTTTACTTGAGCAGGGCCTTGAAGGCTCTGCGCATCTCCTTGCCGATCTCCTTCTGCATCTTCTCCCCGACCTTCTTGGAGAACTCGCGTGCCTCGGTGCCCGGGTGCTGCACGCCCTTCGATGCGACCCACTTGCGGCCAGGCGCGCCGCGCGACGCCTTGAGCGAGCCGGGTCGCGACTTCGGCTTGAAGCCGCCGGCCTTGAAGCGCAGCACGCCGCCAGCACGCTTCGGCTTGATCGTGTGCGCTCTCGTGCCCCGATCGACATAGGCGAAGATTTTGGAGCGCGTGCTGACCGTGCGCCCGCTGTTCGTTTTGCGGATGTGAAACGATGGCCGGTTCTTCCACGTCGAGGTGACACCCAGAAACGCATCCATGGCGTCATAGGCGGCGTTGTCCATCACCTGCTCGATGACGCGCTCAATCTCGCGCGACGAGGGCAGTTTCTTTTTGGGCAGGATGGGCGTGAGTTTCATCGCGTGAGTTTCATTTGCCTGTTACTTGCGCTTGCGCTTCGGCGTCTTCGGCGTCTTCGGCGCTTGAATCTGCGACTGCCGCGTGCGCTTGATCGCGCCTGGAATATCCGACACTTCGATGCTGTTCACTGTCACGCTCGCCAGCTCGCGCTCCGCCTCGCGCATGGTCGGCTCGATGGCTTTGAGCGACTTCGACAGCCAGTCGTTTGCCAGCGCGCCCTTGACCTTGCGCGCAAACACCGTCTGGCCGCCGACTGTGAAGCGCAAGGCTTTCGCTCGCTTCGGCGCAAAGCCTCGCCGGCCATACAGCACGGCGCGAATGGCAACCTCTGGCCGCTCCTTGTTGCCGGCGATGAGCTTGAGTGTGACGGTCGGCGAGTTGCGTCCTGTTAGCTCATAGCTGATCGACTCCTTTAGTTCGCCGGTCTCCGAAGGCGCGAGTCCGCGCGCGGCTTCCTTCCACGCCTCCCCGACGCCTTCAAGCAGCGTCGTGGCGCGCTTCCAGTAAGCGATGGCATCCTTGCGCGTGGCCGGCTCATTCGTCGGCGATGGGATGATGCGCGCAAGCAAGGTCGAGCCGCGGGCGGCTTTGAGCGCAGCCGCCGGCGCGCTTGCCCCCGTTTGACGGGGGTCAGCTTTTGGGAGCGCAACTCCGTTCTTCAACTTCCACTCTGCGAACGGTTTATCTGCAAACACGAGCGACAGTCGGTCGATGCGCAGCGCATCAAATGGCGGCGGCACTGTCGGGGTGGGGGCATCCTTCGGGATATAGGCAAGCGTCATGTGCGCAAGGAACGGATGCTCGCTCTCATCGCCGATCTCGCGCCGCACGTTGGCCGCGAGCGCGTTCAGGCGGCTGCTGCTGAGCAACACGACAACCGCATCGCCGTCTGACTCACTGCCATTGAAGCGCGCAATGCCGTTGAAGCGCACCGCCTCCGGCACCTCGCGCAGCATGTCCTCAGCCTTGGTGGCCATCTCGCGCCGGCGCGCTTCATCGATGCTCGCAGCTTCACCCAGAAATGCGAGTGTGATGTGCATCTCACTGGGTTGTGTCACCTTCGCATCGGGCGGCCAGCTCACGGCATCAAGGCCGGCGGAAATGGCCAGCGCCTGAGACTGCGGCGGATACAGCGCGACCATCGCGCCGGTGTGCCCTTCTTTGGCTGCAATGCCTCCGTAGGCCACGACCTCATACAGCAGCGCGCGCAGTTCGGCCAACTTCACCGCCGGCTGCACATTCATCGGCGCAGGCGTGCCCTGCGTCGATTGCACTTCAGGCGTCGCCTCCGGCAACTGCCCACTGTCGGCCTTGTCTTCGTCGGTCAGCGTCTCCTCGTCGGTCTTGTCCACAGGGATGAACGACTGCGGAATGTCGCCGGCGTCCACGGCCAGTTGCCGCGCCTCCTCGGTCGTGATCTCGCCCGATTGAATCTGCGCAGCGCGGGTCTGCGCACGCGTCTGAGCGATGCCGGCTTTCGCCTGCTGATCCTTCAGGTCGCGCTCGCTCCATGCAAACGTCACGCCGCCTGGCAACGGGTGCCACGTCTCCGTGTCGTTCATGAACGCGGCAATTTTTTGACGCAGTGCAATCAAGCCCTTTGAATCCTGCTTGTCGTCAAGCACTTGCGCCTGACTGCCCGCGCCGAGCTGCCGGTTGCCGATCAGCCGCGGGTTTAGGTCGGATGGGTCGATGCCCAGCGCGGCGGCGAACTTGATGTCGCGCAGCTCCTCGTGTTTCTCCTGGTTGAAGCCGTCAGGGAGCGATGCAAGCGGCACGGTGACGAGGTTCAGCGGCACATTGTTCGGGTTGCCCTTGATCGCCGCGCCCATGAACGACAGAAGCCCTTTGCGCGACGCGTCCTCTTGCGCCGTCTTCAGCGTGTCTTCGATGGCCTGATCGGCCATGCCGGTCATGAAGTAGAGCGCGAGGGGCCGGCGGCCGGTCGCCTTCTCCTTGAAGTAGGCGCTCACAGCCATGTCCTCATAGATCGCGTCCCACGCGCGCGACGTTGCGCTGAGGCCGACGCCGAAATAGTCTTCGTCGGGCATGTCGCTGAAGCCGGCGACCTGATGTGCCCGCAGCTCGTGATACCTGCCGAGCCGGTCAACGTAGATCACCGGTCGCTCAGGATCGCCGGTGCGGATGCAGCGAATGCTCGACAGAGGCACGATGCCCAGCACGCGCGAGCCGTACGCCTTTGTGGCGCGCACGATCTCCCAGAAGCCGCCGTTGTCAGTCGTCACGTAATCCATCGCAAGGCGCTGCACGGCGTCGATCCACGACGAGCCGAGCATCTCGCGGGCGCGCCGGACGCGCAAGCCCACGTCGCCGTCGAGTTCGTAGCCCGACACGCCCACGCGCGTCACGGCAATATTCACCGCGCTCGCCCACTGTGCGCCGCGACGGTAGGCGTCACGCAGGGCGATGTCGCGCTCACGGCTCCAGTATGCGGGCGGCTCGTAGGGCATGGACACGAGGCCGGCGCCCGCGCCGAATGCCAGCGGCGCAATCCAGTAGTGCGACATGCCGGATTCGGCTTCATCGCGGGTGACGCTTCGCTTCAGGACATCAGGTTGTATTTGCGCCATGTGTTAGATACAAAAAACGCGGCTGATTGCTCAGCCGCGTTCAAATGTGCGAACGACAGTTGTTTGTGCGATTGTATCGCCAATCACCACACGCGCGTCCAGTCTCGCTGCCAGGCGCGCTACAGGCTCAGGTCAAGGCATCGCTTGGCGGCCATGCTGATGCAGACGGCCACGTCGATCTTCATGCTTTGCTCGCGCTTCACGATGCGCAACTTGTGCGCATCGGCGTCTACCTTCGCGTCGGCGTTCTCGATGTGCCGGCGTGCAGTTGCGTCGCCGTCGTGCGAGATGCGCCGCTCAATGATAAGTTGCTTCAACTGGTTGTCAGACTCAAGCCGCTCTGCGCCCTGATTGAACTCGGCCACGTAGACGCGGCCAGCGTCCCTGATTTCGCCGAACATCTGGTGCAACTGGTAGGGGTCGCCGCACAGTTGCACCACGTTGAAGCGGTCGATGAGCATCTGCACATAGCCACGCGGCGTTTCTGGGTCGCCCTTGTCGCCGAACCGAATCACGCCGTCCACGGGTCGCCATTCTCGCGTCATGCGCAGCGCCACGTCGCCCTTTCGTTGCGGGTGCCGGCTCACCACCGCAAGTCCGAATGAGTCGTTCGTCGTGGCCGCATCGAGCGCAACGACCACCGGCTCACGGCCACCTAGCGGCGGCAGGTCTTCGCGGCACATGTCCCACCATGCAATCGCCGGCAAGAAGGGCGTTTCTGCAAGCGCCTGAAAGGCCTCCTCTGGCGTCGCGGGGTATTCCTGCGTGTGATGCTGCATCGTCGGCGCGTCGGCGGCCACACGGCCATACCACGCCTCGTCCCGGCCGGGCCTTGCGTGCCATGGGATGAAGATCGCCTTCAGGTTGTTCGCGCCCTCGGTTGCCTTTGTCCAAAGCCGGTGATACAGGTTGTCTTTGCCCTTCGCGGTGCTCAGGATCACCACGCGCCCGCCGTCGTCAATCGTCGGCTTTGCCGAGGTGTAGATCGCATCGGCTTTCGGGTTCTTTGCCAACTCATCCAGAATCAACAGGGAGCCGGTGAACGATGAGCCGGCATCGCTGGAGGACGCAAACGCCTTGACGCGAGAGCCGTTCGACCATGCGACCTCGCCCACGTTGTCAATGACGAGCGCCGCCGGCTTTGCCTCCAGCCGCGTGAACATGCCGCGTGCGCGCCGGATCGTCTCATTGGCCGCCTCTTGATCCTTCGAGATGATGATGACCGTCTTGTTGGCGTGGAAGAGGCACAGGTGCAGGGCATACGCCAGCACGAGCCAGGTGATGCCGAGCTGGCGCGCCTTGAGAATGATGATCTGCCGCTCATGCTGGAGCGACTGCAACACGTCGCGCTGGGCCGGCCACAGGCCGAACGGGATGATCGACGGCTCGCGCTGAGGGTCTTCGATGGTGACGGATGTGTCGATCCAGTCGGCAATGTCAGGCGGGGTCAGGGGCGCTTGCGCCGTCTGGGGTTGCGCTGTCTGGGGTTGCGCCGGCGCGAGCGTCGCCGCCAGTTGCGCCTGCGCTTTCGGCGGGAGCAACGTCGGGCGCGCCTTCGCCAGACGATAGGAGGGCGGCAAGTTTTTCGATGAAGCCGCCGTCGAGTTTCGCGCCATCTGTTTCACTCTGAATGAACCTCAGCCAGTCGAGCAGGTCGCGCCCCGTGCGCTCTTCCATGCGCCGCACAACCCGCTGCGCAAGCCTCAGCCGCTCTGCCCTGTTTGCCAGGTCAACCATCACGCTCAGCCGGTCAACCTCTGCCATGAACTCAGTGTCGGCGCGCCAGCGTTCGATCGTGCGCTCGGCCACACCGACGGCCTCGGCGGTCTCCTTGTTCGTGCAGCCCTTCGCAAGCATCACCGCCGCGTCGCTGCGTCTGGGCGTCCAGTCAAAATCCGACATCTTTCCGACATTCCTTAAATCGTATACCCGTATACAAACGCATTACAATATTGTTGCGTCCTGCCCGCCGGCCAAGAGGACGCAGAGCGCCTCGAAGTGAACGTTGGGCGGCGTCGTGGATGGTGCGAGGGCGGTTGCTTTACGCTACCCGCCGCGCCGTGAGAGCATCCGCGAACGACCTGCCGCGCTGCGCACTTCCGAGGCGCTTCTTGAGGCGCTTCTTTGCGCCCCTTTGCGCCGCCTTCACGTCATGCGCGCGACCTCATGCGCTCACCCGCTCCGGCAGTGTGCGCGAGCAGTGGTGTTGATACACCGCGCTCGACACCTGACGCCCTGCGATGGTCACTTCGTAGCGGCCATTTAGCCGGCCATTCTGCGCCGTCGCCGCCATCATCATGACAAGTTGCTCCACCGCCTCGCGCCGGCACGGGCTTTCGAGAATGGCGTCGATCAGCTCGCGGTCAGAAAGTTTAGCCATGTGCAAGCAAGGTGGGCGCCGGCTGAAAGTCGCGCTCAAACGTGTCGCGCTTCTCCACGCCGATGTCGCCACAGGCGCGCTTGACGATGTAGTCACCGATGCGCGCAATCTCGGGGCCGCGCGCGGTGGCGAGGATCAGGCAGTCGCCCTTGACGTGGCCGATGATGTTGTGGATGCCCACGAGCGCAGCGCATTGGCCGGTGCTCGTGGGCGTGAACTGAATTGCGTTGACGACCGTGGGTTTTGCTTCGTATTTCACCGTGTCCCTCTGTTCACTTGTGCACCGCCTGTGTATAGCGATAGTCGCACGCGAGAGGCCGATCATCTTTCCCGGCTGATTCCACTGCCGGATATCGACTCGTGAAAGCCGGCGTGTTGTAGCCGGTGTTCGCATCGGTCGTGCCTGACTCGCCCGCCACAAGCGCGAGCGACGCCCCAAACAGCACAATGGCCAGCGCCAGTTGCGCAAGATGTTGCACGGCATGTCTCACGGCTGGCCTCATGGCATGTCTCATGGCCGTTCTGCCCTCGCTGCGCGGACGAGCGCCTCCAACCGACCGCGCCGGTCGGCGGCCAGCACCAGCTCGCGGGCGCGCTCCTCGATGGTGTCGCCGCGCACGGAGTCGGGTCGAATGTCTATAGCCAGCATGAGGGTGTCCAGTTCGTCAATCGAGAATTGCGCGGCCAGGTCGCTCACCGTGTTGTAGATCGTCTCGGCTTGCGCTCGCGGCACCGGCTCGATCCTCGCCCGCCAAAGCTGCTCTGCGAGCAGCGCGTTGTGCACGTCCTTGATCTCGATCTCGCGCCGCTGCTCCTGCGTCAGCATGCGCCATGACGCGCTGAGGGCTTGCGCATCGGATGCGGTCGAGGAATTCCCATTCCGCCGAAAGATCGACAAGAGACTGATGACGATCATCAGCCCGGTCAGCACGAGTCCGAGCAAGTCGCTGAGGCTGAGGCTTGCGCCGTTCATTGCGTTGCCCTTTGCTCTGCCCCTTGCCCTGTCCGTCGCCCCGCCCCTTGCGCCCGCTCAGCATCACCACGGTCAGAAACATCAGCATCGCAAACGAGCCGTGAATGTCGAGCGTGACGCTCCAGATGCGCGCCATTGCCGTGTCGATGGCGCCGAGATGGCCTGCGATGAGGATGTAGGCGGCAAACGCCGACTGGTTGATGAGATAGATCATCAGCCATGCGACTTGCCACCATTCGATCCTCCGCCGCACTGCAAGCACGATCACAACGACAATCACGCATAGCCCCAGCGCGACGCGCAGAACCCTGAGCATCGTGAGCGCGTCCACGTCGTTTACCCCTTGCGAGGGCTGATGGCATACGTCGCCTGATTCGCCACAAGCGCCGCCAGAAACGCCGATGCAAGGCCCAGCGCGCCGGTCTTGTCACAGGTGGCGACGGTCAGCACGCCTGCGCATGACAGCGCGTAGATCAGGGCACTGAGCGCAAGGAGGACGCCGGCCATGACGAGGCGCTTGGTCGTTGGGCTTTGGGCGTCGAAGCGGTCACTGAGGCCGGGGAGATACGAGAAGGCCAGCGACAAGGCGACGCCGGCGAGTGCTGAAAGTTCGGTCGCGTTCATGTTCACCTCACAGTCGAGTCACAGTCAAGAGAAAAACAAAAGCGCGGCCACGACTTGAGATCGTGGCCGCGCTGGTAATCCGGCGCGTGCCGGTATTAAGTTGATTTGATTCTAGCGCAATTACAGAACGGCGGGGTCAATCGGCACGGAGTCGGTCTGCACCACGCCGTGCAGCTTGCCGTCGCGCGGCTTGCGCACGCCGATCATCCACTCGCTCCTCGGCTCGATCAACCCGCCCTGCAGAGCGCGCTGAAAGTAACGCTGGAAGACGAGCATGGCCTGGTATTCCGTTTCGCTGGAGCATTGGATGAATCGAGGGTTGTTCATGCGCTATTCAGTTAGTCGCACATCCTGCCGGCGTTCGCACCTACATGCCGCTTAGGATTCACTCTGACAAACGTCCGAATTTCGGACATGTGCAAGACGACGGTGATGAGCCGTCGTCCTGCGTCTCACCACCGCCGCTGCCGGTCGTGCACCGGCAGTCCAGCCTTGCGCGCCGCCTCGAATATCTCCCTGTCGCTCATTCTGAGCACGCCGGCGAGGAACCTGACGACGCGCACAACGGCGACGATCAGAACGACAAGCAGCGCGATGAGCGCGACGATGCCTATAGCAATCAACAATGTGTTCATGGTTGCATTCCCAGTGCTCGCAGCACGTCGTCCACGCTGCGGGCTTTGCAATAGATCAAGGTGCGAGGATCCGTGTGCGGCTCGATCTCCGCGGCGAAGCGCGCCTGGCCGTCGCGAAGGTCGTTGCCGCCGTGTTTCGTTTCGATCATGAGCGTGCGCCCCGCCTTCCACGCGAAGATGTCGGGCAGGTCACGCAACCCGCCCTCGACCTTGCGGCGTTGCGACAGGTCGCGCGCAACCCAGCCCATCTGCCGCAGCGCGTCGCAGATGCGCCCGCGCAGTTCGGCTTCGTTCTTCGGCTCCAGCGCCTTCAGCACGGCGGCGCGCGCTCGCGCCTCACGCGCGGCTTGTGCGCCGAGGCGTTGATAGTGACGGTTGAAGCCGCGCGTCATAGTTCCACCTTCACTTTCTCTGTGTCGGCCATGCGATGCGCCGGCTTGTTGAAATACAAGCGAACGTCGCCGATGCCGTTGTCACGGTTTTTGATGACCGACGCCGTAACGATGTTCGGTTGCAGTGTCGGGTCTTCCTGCCACAAGCCGATGACCACGTTGCTATCCGCCTCGATGCCGCCCGACTCGCGAAGGCTTGCCAGTGTCGGTCGCACGCCTTCGGCCTGACGGTTGAGTTGCGAGCCGATAAGCACCGGCACTTCCAGCCGCATCGCCATGCGCTTGAGCAGCCGCGTGGCCTTGCTCAGTTCGGCGTCGCGGGTGCCTGCGTCGCCCTTCGTGTCGCCGTCGATCTGCGCAATTTGCAGGTAGTCGAGCACAACCATGTCGCACTTGCCGCGCCGGCGTTCGACTTCGCATTCCGCGACGATCTGGCCGATGCTGTCCGTTGTGCGGATGCTCAGCGGCAAGTCGCTCAGCGTGCCCAGTGCGTTGCGCAGTTTGGTTTTGTTCTCTGCGCTCAGCGTGTGCTCCCTGCCGGTTGAGTAGCCGACAAGCGAGTGATTCTTTGCAAGCCGGATCATCGTTTCTTTCGCGCTCATCTCCAGTGTGAAGTGCATGACGTGCAGGCCGGCAAGCGCCGCGCGAAGGGATGACTGCGCAAGGAGCACAGACTTGCCGCTGCCCGGGCGGCCAGCGATAGTGATGAGTTGCGTCGGCTGCCAGCCGGCAGTCAGCCCATCCAGATCGCTCACACCGCATGAGTAGCCGAGCAGCTTGCCGGCGCGCTCCACGCGATCGTCGAAGGCCATGAGCGCCGCCATCGCAACGTCTTGCATCGTTTCTGCCTGTCGCCCAACGATGCGCGCCGACTCGCTGAAGCGCTGCATGGCCGTGCCGTAGATGCTTGCCAACGGCGAAGCCGTGTCATACACCGACTTCGCAATCAAGCCGCATGCGTCGATCAGGCGCCGGCGCTCAGCGCGATCTGCGACAGTGTTTGCATACTGCGCCGCGCGCGTCGGGTAATGCGACATGGGCGTGTCCGTCACCAGCTCATCGATGAAGCCCTCCCCCACCTCGGCCAGTTTGCCCATCGCACGCAAGCGTTCGCTCACGGTCAGTTCATCCGCCTCACCCTCGCACGCGGCGATGGCTTCAAACACCCACTGATGCCGATGGTCGTAGAAGTCCTCCGTGCGCAGCATCGAGCACGCTTGGCGCGCCGCCGGCGGGCTGATGAGCATCGCGCCCAGCAGCGCGCGCTCAATGTCGATCTCGCTCAGCACGAGCGCCGGATTCAGGATGTTGTTTTTGTTGGTCTGTGTCATCGCGTCCTCGCTAGTTGTAGACAGGCTGATACTGTTCGACCGTCTGCGCCGGTTTCACCACGTCCGAACTCGCCGGCGGTCGCAGGGTCAGTCGGTCGTAGGTCTCGCGAATGCCGCGCCAGTTGCGCGCGCTCCATGGCCGGCCTGTCAGTTGCCCCATCACACCCTTGCGCCAGTAGGCCAGCGTCTCGCACCACTTTGCGAAGTCCTTGTAGTTCGTCAGCGTCTTCGCCTCGTTACGCTCCAGCTTGATGAACGGGAACGCGCGGCGATATGCCTTGACGTTCGGGTGCCGGCTGGACGGGTCAGGGTCGTAGCCCTTCCACTGCCCTGCTTTAAAGGGCTTGCGCTTTTTGGGCGGCGCTTTCATGTTGCGCAGATGCGCCGGCACTTCGTCGTCTCTGTAGGTAATCGTCTTTGCAGCAGAGAGAGAGCCTGAGCGTTTCGGCTTGTGTTGCGTTTCATTCTTGGTTTCGCCGTCCTCTCTCTTAATTGACGGATCGTACGGATTGGGTGCAGATTTCGCACCACTTTCTGTCGTTTTCTGCACCGGTGCGAAATCTGCACCGGTGCCGTTTCCGCACCACTTCGCCTCCAGATTGATGCGATAAACGTTGACAAGGCCGCCCCGCACCGGCTTCGTTCCATCAACCAAGAGCCATCCTTCGGCGCGCATCTCGGCAAGGTGCGATTGAAGTGTGCGCTCGCCCATGCTGCATTTCTTCGCCAGTGTTGGGATGCTCGGCCAAATGCCGCCGCCGTTGTCATCGGCGTAGTCGGCCATCGCCAGCATGATCAACTTGCGGCTTCCCTCCATGTCCGATTCCCACACGCGGCTCATGATCTTGATGCTCATGGCCGTGCCCCCTTGAGGTAGGCTTTCTCAGCCTGGCGCAACTTCTGCACGTCACGCTTCACGTTCTGGCCGGCCATCGCTCGAAGCGTGACGGCTTGCCATGCGCTTGCCAGATGCGCCGGCGGCTCAGGCGGGAGGGCGCGCCGCTCAACCTTGCGGCGGATTGTCGCCTCGCTATCCCACTGTCGTTTCTTCGTCTTCATCGCAATTCCCTTTTCAGTTGCGATGCACTACAATCAGCAGTGCATCGCAGTCAACCTGTTGTGCAACCCGCGTGAGTCCCCAAACCAAGCGCGGGTTTTTATTCCCCCCTCACATCGAACAGCGTCTCGGTCTTGCTCATGCGCTCGGCGTCTTCGATGTAGCGGCACGCCCATTTGAAATACGAATCTTTCAGCTCGATGCCGACGCCGTAGCGGTTCATCTCAACAGCCTTGTAAGGCACGGAGCCGATGCCGGCGAAGGGATCGAGCACCACGTCGCCGACGTTCGTCCACAGCCGAATGGCGCGCTCGATCAGGTCGAGCTGCAACGGGCAGATGTGCTTCTCGTCGCGCGCGTCCTTCGCGAGCTGGTAGTTCAACGTGTCCATGCGATCCACGTCCAGCCATATCCACGGCTTGTCCTTCGTGATCTTCGGTCCGGCGTAGCGCCCGCCCATGTAAGGCACGCGGTCGCCGTCGGCGTTGATGTCGTGGCCGCTTTCGAGTGCGGCGATGCGTGCTTCGTGGTCGTAGCGCGCGCCTTCCAGCACCGTGCCGTCAGACTGCCAGATTGCATTGGCCTCAAGCTGCCAGCGGCGCAACGTGTATTCGTTCTCATCATGCGTCACGCGCTCAGCCGAGAACGAGCGGTCGTCAGGCAGCCCTTCCCACTTGCGATACAGCATCAGGTATTCAGGGATGCCAGGGCCGCACATACTCGCGTCTTTTTTGATGTCCATGTAGCGCAGGCCTTGCCGCTTCGTCTGTTGCAGCTCGCGCACCGGATCCGTCGCGATGGTGATGCGCGCATGGAAGTTCCAGCCGTGCTTCAGCATCGCTGCTGTGGTCATGTCGCTGAACGGATTCAGGCCACCTGAGCCTGAGCGATTCTTGTAGCGCAGGCGATCTTTAACGTGGATCGCGCAGATGCGCCCGGGCACGGTCACGCGCAACCATTCTGGGATGGCCCAGTCGAGGTGCTCAAAAAATCCACCATCGCCCAGGTTGTTGCCGAGATCGTGATCGCTCGATGAATACGTGTATTGATCGCTGAATGGGATCGACGTGAGGATCATCCCCACGCTGTTATCAGGAATGCCGCGAATGACTTCCACGGTGTCGCCGTGATACATCGCGCCGTGGTCTGTGAAGTGATGGCCGAGCAACTTGATCTTGTCCATGTTTTTACCTGCAGTCTTTTCTCGTTGTGTTACGCCGGCTTCAACCACACCGGCAGCTTCATCGCCTTTGTCGGCGTGTAGTCGTAGTCATCGAAATGCGTCGCCTGGGCCAGCAGGCCTGTGGCGCGCATCGCTTTGTTCATCTGCGCCTGCATCGTCTGGTATTGCATCTCCTTGCGCTGCAAGGCCTGCACGACGTTGCCCTCGGTCGCCGCGCTTACCATCGCCAGCTCAACCTCGTGCGTCTGGCCATAGCGATAAAAGCGGCGGATGAGTTGGAAGGTGCGCTCGAATGAGAACGTCATGGATGCGATCACCGTGCGGTGGCAGTGTTGCCAGTTCATGCCGAAACCGGCGATGGCAGGCTTCGTGATCAGCACGCGGATGTTGCCGAGCGAGAAGTCGCGCAGCTTCATGCGCTTCGACTCGAACGTCTCATCGCCGCGCACCTCGACTGCATCGGGCAACAACTCGCGCATCTTGTCGCCTTCGTCGTTGCGCTCGACCCACACGACGCACGGCGTCGATGTGTCGCGCTGCACCCATGCGGCTGCTGCCTCCATGCGCTCGCTCAGCGTGACCTTCTTGTTCGCGTGCAGTTCAGTCGCGCTCAGGGCTTGCAGCGGCAGGAGCGCCGCCTGGCCCCATCGGTTCGGCTTGTCCCATGCGTGCTCAGGCGCAATTGCCACTTCGAGATGCTCAACGCGCAGCGGCGGCAGGATGAAGCCGGCGTCATCAAAGCCGAGGTCAGAAGGCTTCGACATGCACACCGCCCACGATGCGACCCACTTCCAGAAGTCTTCTTCGGCGTGGCCCTTCAGCCTGAGTGTGTCAGCCTGATTGCTATCGCGGATGAACCAGCGCGTGATCATCTCGTGCCACGGCATGATGCCGAGCGCTTGCGAGTGGTTGCCGAGTTCATCGTGATCGTTCGGCGCCGGCGTTGCCGTCAGCGCGAGGCGATACGGCGTGTGCTTCCACATGCGGTTGATCATGTTGCGCGTGGCCGATGACGACTCTTTGATGATGCTCGACTCATCCCACACCGTCGCGGTGAATTCCGCCGGCGTGAAGCGCTCCATCAGCTCATAGTTGCTGATAACCACGGCCGTTTTCGCCGCGTTCGCCTCATCCTGGTTGCGCACATACGTGAGGTCGTAGCCCCACTTCGGTGCTTCGGTGTCTACGAACTGGTCAGCGACTGCGAGCGGCGCGAACATGATCACGCGCTTGTCGGCGCGCCGCGCGACCTGATGCGCCCATTCGAGCGCGTTCAGCGCCTTGCCGCCGCCGGTGATGATGAACTCAGCGGCGCGGCCACGTTGAAGCGCCCACTGCGTGATGGCTTTCTGGTCGGCGCGCATCTTCGGATTCAGTTCGCGCTCATCAACCTCAAAGCCACTGAGCGTGTCGTGTTTGGTTTTTGCGCGCACCCATGCGCGATAGTCGTTGAGGGTCTTCATGCGTTCAACTCCTGAAGCAACTCGCTGCGCTTCTCCGCATCGATCTGCGACCACACGCGCCGCACGAGGTCGCACAGGGCGCGCTGCTGACGCTCATGCGCCAGTTCAGCCGGCGGTCGCGGGGCCGGCTCGCCCAGTCGCGCCGTGACCACGCGCCGCACTTCGTAGGTGGTCGGCTCGGTCGCGCCGCGTGTGGCGGCCATCCGGCGCGCTTCGTGCAGCGCCGGCGCTTGCTCATTCGTCGGCAACTTCGACAACTCGCGGGCGTGCTGGATGCGCTTCGGCGGGTCAATCACGCGGCTCTCGCCGTCGATGATGACCGGCGTCGATTCAATGGCGATCACCACGCCGGCGGCTTCAATCCATTCGTAGGCCGTGCTGCGTGGGATCACCCATCGCTGCTCGACGTATTCGTCGAAGGTGTCGCACACCTCGCGATACAGCCGGCCCTTGTGAATGCGAGCGAGTGCAGCGCCGATGCGTTTCCATGCCGAGCGAATGTCGCCCAGTGCGCGCTCGATCTGGCCTTCGCAGTCGTCGAGTGTTGCGCGCTCGATGCGGTTGAGCGGAGCGTAGATCGTTGTCATGGCTCAGAATGGAATGTCATCCGTTGCCAGCTCATCAGCCGCGAGCATGGCATCCAGCTCGCTCATGATCTGCACGTCGGGCATCGTCACCGCCGGCAATGCGTCCGCCGGCGCGCTGCGCACTTCGTCGCAGATGTTCGCGGCGGCCAGGTGCCAGCATGACTTGCCGTTCTTGCAACTGCATTGCTGCGTCGCGAGGTCGATGCGATACACGGTGCCGGCCTGCGTGCGGCTCTCGACGAGCCACGCGCCCTGCCCTGCATAGCGCGGCATGTTGCCCTTCACGATCTCCATCGCGGCCTTGTCGAGTGAGCGCATCGTCGCCTCGTGCGCGCGGCGCTCTTCGTCAGTGGATGCATCAGCGGCAAGCGACTGGTGAAGCGCCGCGCGGCTGATGCACATTTCAACTTCGGGTGAGACTTGAATGGTCATGGTGAGTGAGAGAAATAGCCGGCGTGCTCATCACACGCCGGCTCTCGCATTACGCCGGCTGTGCCTCCTCAGTCGGCGCTTTTTCGTCGTGGGCGATGGCTGAGTTAATCGCGGCGGTCATGCGCTTGAAGCGCACGCTCACCTTGTCATCGTGTTCGATCTGGGGCAACTCGCGCACGGCCAGTTGGTGATTGACGCCGCCGATGACCGCATCCACGTCGGCGATGAACTTTTGCTTTTGCTCATCGCTCATTGATGCCGCGCCTCTTGACAGCT